CCACAGGGACCCCAGGGACCACAAGGTGCAACTGGACCACAAGGCCCCAGCGGTGCCAGTGTAACAGGGGCTACAGGCCCACAGGGACCCCAGGGACCCCAGGGACCCCAAGGAGCAACTGGACCACAGGGACCCAGCGGCGCTTCTGTTACTGGACCTCAGGGACCACAAGGAGTTCAAGGACCGCAGGGATCGACTGGCGCACCTGGACCACAGGGACCACAAGGCACAACAGGAAATACTGGCGCAACTGGACCACAGGGACCACAAGGTACCACAGGAAATACTGGACCTACAGGGCCACAGGGTCCTCAAGGAGCAACAGGTCCAGCCTATACTGTGTCAGTAGGGGAAACACCACCTGTAAGCCCTTTACAAGGAAGTTTATGGTGGGCCAGTGATACTGGATCTTTGTTCTTTTACTACCAGGATACTGATAGCAGTCAATGGATAAGTGCAGTGGCAGGAGGAGGACTTGGACTAGTAAGCAGAAGCACAGTCAGTGGATCCACTGCAAACATTGCCAATAATGCCACAGGTAATGTAAATATAACTGGTTTTAAAGGCTATGCTCTTTATAAAATTCAAACCAGTGCAGCAGCTTGGGTGAGATTATATACTGACATTGCCAGTAGGTCCAGTGATAGTTCAAGACTGGTCAGTGTTGACCCTAGCACTAATGCAGGAGTTGTAGCTGAAGTTGTAACTACCAGCAGTCAAACAATTGTATTTGCGCCTGCTGCCATAGGTTTTAACAATGAATCTACGCCCACATCGGTGATACCAGTGGCAGTAACTAACCTTAGTGGTTCGTCAGCAGCTATCACAGTTACCCTAACACTATTACAGGTAGAAGTATGAGTAGTTTAAAAGAATATGTGGTCACTTTAAAAAATATTGAGGACCTTGATCAGTTCTATGAAGATATGGAAACTGCTGGAGGTGATTTATATATTCCTAATCGCGTGGTTGATCTTGCATATCGTAGAGAAAATAGTAGAAATACTCATTATTATCTTACCAAAGAAGAGGCCTTGCTTTTAAAAAGTGATCCTAGGGTAGTGGATGTAGAACTTACAATCAAAGATTTGCCTGTAGTGATTAGACCTGCTTATATACAAACAGAAACAACTTGGGACAAAACCAGCGCAAATACTGCCAGTCATAAAAATTGGGGATTATTACGAGTAGTCAACGGTGTGCAGATCAGTAATTGGGGTAGCGACGCAACGCCCTCGTCTGCAAGAACTCAAACAGGAACCATACAGGTAAATGCACAGGCTAGAAATGTAGATGTGGTTATTGTAGATGGTATGATCAATCCCGCTCATCCAGAATATGCTCTAAACTCAGATGGCACCGGTGGTACAAGAGTCATTCAATATAATTGGTTTCAGCATCGTCCATCTGTAGAAGGAAGCAGTGCAGGCAATTATGTCTATACCCCGTATACTGGAACAGGAGCCGAAGCTGATAATAATCATGGAGCGCATGTGGCAGGCACTGCCTGTGGTAATACTCAGGGCTGGGCCAGAAGTGCAAATATCTATAATATAAATCCCTATGGATCAGATGTTAATTCTATGAATAGCAATTTTTTGTTTGATTATATTAGGGCTTTTCATAATAATAAATCTGTTAATCCAAACACAGGACGTCGAAATCCTACTATATGCAATAACAGTTGGGGTGCATTTTATAATTTAGGAATATCTTCAATTACCAGTGTAAGATATAGAGGTACAACCACAGCTTTGAGTAACCCCAGTGAGGGAACTTTGTTAAACTATGGCATCTATTCATCTGGAGGATACGCTGCCACTCCTCTAAGAAATTCAGCTCTTGATGCAGATATACAAGATGCTATAAACGATGGTATTCTATTCGTGGGAGCAGCAGGAAACTCTTATGCTAAAATGGATATAAGCGGTGGCTTAGACTACGATAATTATTATGTCTGGGGCGGTAATACCATTTATTATCATAGAGGTGGTAGTCCTGCTTCTGCAGCCACAGTAATTTGTGTGGGAGCTGTAGGATCCACCATAGCAGAGACCAAGGCCACATTCAGCCACTGTGGTCCCAGAGTCGACCTATATGCTCCTGGGGCTAATATTATGAGTAGTTTTAATAGTTCTGCCAGTTATGGAGGGGTTAGTGATCCTAGAAATGCCAGTTACATAATTGGAAAAATTGGAGGAACTAGTATGGCAAGCCCACAGGTTACAGGTGTATTGGCCTGTGCCTTGGAAATTTATCCAAACATGACACAGAGTATGGCTGTTCAATATATTCAGGCCTATGGCAAATTATCACAAATGACTGATACAGGCGGTGGTTTTACCGATTATACCAGTTTACAGGGCGGTGCTAATAGATACTTATTTTATTACAAGGAACGAAAAGATTCTGGCAATACTTGGCCTAAAGTGAATCATTTTGTCAGACCAAGCACAGGTGTATATTGGCCTAGGGCTAAAATACGTAGGACTTCATAAAGTAAATAATGATATGACAGCTTTAAATTTTCCCAATACTCCAACCACCGGTACTACCTATGTTAGTGCCTATACAACATGGACCTATGATGGAACAAAATGGCTGGCCAGTGTCAGTGCTGGTCCACAGGGACCAATTGGACCAAGTGGTCCTGATGGTGCAACTGGTCCACAGGGTCCACAGGGACCTCAAGGCCCTCAAGGACCCCAAGGCGCTACAGGAGCGACTGGTGCAGCAGGCGGTGTAACCTACACTGTGACAAATTCTGGGGCAAGTGCTTATCTAATTGCCGGTCAATCAAATCCCACCTTAAGATTGGTCAAAGGGTTTACCTATTATTTTTCAGTATCGGCTGCAGGACATCCTTTTTGGATCAAAACAGCCAGTGGAACAGGCACAAATAATCAATATAATACAGGTGTAACAAATAATGGCACACAAAATGGTACGTTGACTTTTACTGTATCTTTTGATGCGCCTTCAACTTTATATTATGTTTGCGAATATCATGGATCTATGTTTGGTCAAATAATTGTAGCAGATTCGACTGTGGGCTCTCAGGGACCCCAGGGACCCCAGGGACCGCAGGGTGCTATTGGTGCTACTGGACCCCAGGGACCCCAGGGACCCCAGGGAGCCACTGGAGCTACTGGACCTCAGGGACCTCAGGGAGTAAATGGAGCTACTGGACCGCAGGGACCGCAGGGAGCCACTGGAGCTACTGGACCGCAGGGACCTCAGGGAGTAAATGGAGCTACTGGACCCCAGGGACCTCAGGGAGTAAATGGAGCTACTGGACCGCAGGGACCGCAGGGAGTAAATGGAGCTACTGGACCGCGAGGCCCCCAAGGCCCTCAAGGTGACGTTGGACCGCCCGGAGTAAGTATAACCGTAAAAGGATCAGTGGCAACCATAGGGAATTTACCTCCTTCAGGTAATGCTCAAAATGATGCTTATATTGTGATATCAAATGGATCACTTTACATTTGGAATGGTACTGCATGGTATAACTCTGGACCAATTGTAGGCCCACAGGGCAATGCCGGTCCGCAAGGCCCTCAAGGCCCGCAAGGCCCTCAAGGCCCAAGTGGTTCCGACGGAACAATAGGAACAAACGGTTCCACAGGACCACAGGGCCCCCAGGGCCCCCAGGGACCACAAGGTGCTACCGGACCCCAAGGACCCCAAGGTGCTACCGGACCCCAAGGGCCCCAAGGACCCCAAGGTGCCACAGGATCTACCGGACCACAGGGACCAGCAGGTGCTACAGGGACTCAGGGATCTCAGGGGGTGACTGGTCCACAGGGTCCACAGGGTCCACAGGGACCACAAGGTGTCACGGGATCTACTGGACCAGTAGGACCAACAGGTCCTACAACAACCACATTGACTCTAGGTTCTACTACCCTTACGCTAGGGGCGACTACTACTGCGGTAGCAGGCATGGTAAGTTTATCATCTATTAGGTACCAACGAGCAATTAGTTCAATAACTCCTGCTGCTGGTACTGTTACCTTAGATCTAGCATCTGGAAGTGCTTTTGTTATTTATCTTACAAACGCTATCAGTGGATGGACTATAAGTAATGTGCCTGCAAATGGTCAAGAAGTAGAAATACGTTTATACATTGTGTTTAGTGGCGGAAGCATTTCAGGATGGCCAGCAGGAACTAGATGGGCCAATAACCAAAGCCCATCGTTAACAGGAACCAGTTCTAAAACTGATGTCATAAGTTTAACTACCTATGATGGAGGCACAGTCTGGCATGGTATGGTAGTGGGACAAAACTTCTAACATGTACTCTACTACTTACCAACATCAACCAACAGGCGGTATCAGCAAAGTAGCACAAGGTGCTACAACAACTGCTGGACTTGTTTTACTACCTGCAACTCTTACATCTGATCTATTACCCGGTGAAGGTGTTGTGGTACATGTTACATCACAAGGCGGCGTTGTCTGGAACGCTCTATATGGTCCAAACGATGTTAACGGTGGTAAAACTTTGTCTGGACAGAATGCATCTGACGGCACACTAGGAGCATATAATGTTACAGGAAATGCCATTGGGGGTGCGGGGGGTGTAAATCTTGTTAGTTTTCATTCCGTAGGCGATAGAATTGCTTCAGGTTCCAGTTTTTATGTTTATATTACCACAGGCGGATCCTGTATAATTACACTTTTTAGAATACAAGGTAGTCCACGTTTACAGGACTACAGTGTAGTGGGTGGAAATTTAACAGGGGGCAATATTTATAACCTTGGTTCGGTAACTAGACAATCTGGTGCTGTGATAAGAAGCGGTATAGGAGGGTATAGACGGAACATCTGTGCGCTACAAGTAAGCGCTACTGCGACTAATGCCTTACAGAATGGTGTGGCTGCATATTGGTCATTAGTCAATAGTGGAACACTTGGAGCATCAACAGTTAGTCAAAGCGCTCAAAAATGGGATCTTGTCTACATGCCTTTCGGGCAGAGTTACATTTATAGACAGAACATATCTGCATATGCGGCCTGTACCAACATGCAATTCGTTATTTAAGGGGATTTTATGTACCATATCTATGTTGATCGCAGTTTATTAACCACTGTTCAAACTAAGCAAGAAATAGGAGCAGTAGTTGTTCAAGCCTTAGAAACAAATCCTTCTGCTTGGATTATAATTAAGGAACTTCAAGGAGAGTTAGCCCTTCCTGAAATACTTTTACCTTTACCGGTGGCTTCTGATGCTATAAAACCTTTAAGTCTTGAAGAAGCTCAGGCATTGAATTTCAATGAAGTAGAATTTACATTTGAACCATATCTACACCTAAGAAGGTAAAATTATGTTAATTTTCCAATAAATACCCTAAATTGGAATAGAAAAATGCCCACGCAGATAAAATCAACAAATATTCAAGCAGGATCAATTACTACAGACAAATTAAATGTAGTGGGTATTTCAGCCAGTGGAGTTAGTACATCAACTAACATAGCGGGCGGACTTGCTAACCAGATCCTATATCAACAGTCCGCAGGAAATACCAATTTTATTTCGGCTCCAATAACACCAACAGTTTATCTGCAATGGAATGGCACTAGTTTTACTTGGGCCAGTTCTACTGGACCCCAGGGACCTCAGGGACCTCAGGGACCCAGTGGGGCTAATGGCACTATAGGCGTAAATGGATCAACCGGGCCACAGGGACCACAGGGACCACAAGGCCCCCAGGGAGTTCAAGGACTATTGGGACCACAGGGACCACAGGGACCACAAGGTGGTCAAGGTCCTCAGGGATCTACAGGAGCTACCGGGCCTAGAGGACCCCAGGGACCCCAGGGGCCCAGCGGAGCGCAGGGTCAGACAGGTCCTCAAGGACCGCAGGGTACATCTGGAGGTCCAGGAGCTACAGGAGCCACCGGTCCCACTGGACCTTCAGGGTCTCAAGGTGAAACAGGAGCCTTCGGTGGTGCTAGTTTTTACTATACATTCAGTACCAGTACTGTTGCTAGCAATCCTGGATCTGGATTTATAAAATTTAACACCAGTACCGTGGCCAATATTACCACTCTTTATATCAATAAATTTGATGGAGACGGTAATGATATCAGTAATTTTATAGGTACTCTAGACGGCAGCGAGAGCACTATTAATGGTTATGCCAAAATAGCCGGAGCTACAACCACAACCAATTTTATTTTCCTATCAGTTACCGCTGACAGTACCAATAACATCAGTTATTTTAACCTACCTGTGGGCTATCTTTCCGGTACCGTTAATAATTTTAGCAATGGTGAGGTTGTGGTCATCACCTTTGCCACAAATGGCAATAGAGGTGATTCTGGGCCCCAGGGTCCCCAGGGACCATCTGGACCCAGCGTGATCGGACCACAGGGACCACAGGGCGTACTTGGTCCACAAGGCCCCCAGGGACCGCGTGGAGCAGACGGTACCAGTGTGACTCTTGTTGGCACTGCCACTACCTATGTGAGTTTACCTGGCTATCCTAATTCATATGGAGGTGCCGTGGGTGACGGCTATCTGACCGCCGACGGACATTTATGGGTTTGGAGTGGTTCTTCGTGGTTTGATGCAGGTACGCTACAGGGTCCACAGGGAGCCACAGGCGCCACTGGACCACAGGGACCCCAGGGGGTAACTGGTCCACAGGGCCCGCAGGGCCCACAGGGAGCCCTAGGCTTCACTGGTCCACAGGGACCTAGAGGACCTCAGGGTGTGCAGGGAAATATTGGGCCGCAGGGACCAATGGGTCCACAGGGACCCAGCGGAGCCAGCGTAACAGGGCCACAGGGACCTACAGGACCTCAAGGTGCAACAGGTCCTCAAGGACCCCAAGGCGCCACAGGAGCGACTGGACCGCAGGGTCCGCAGGGTCCACAAGGTAGTACGGGACCACAGGGACCACAGGGACCTCAAGGCCCCCAGGGACCACAGGGAATCACAGGGCCTCAGGGACCTCAAGGTCCCCAGGGTGTGTTTGGACCTCAAGGTCCTCAAGGTCCTCAAGGCGCCACAGGAGCGACTGGTCCACAAGGTCCGCAGGGAGTTATTGGACCACAAGGTCCTCAGGGTGCCACAGGAGCGACTGGACCACAAGGTCCTCAGGGTGCCACAGGAGCGACTGGACCACAAGGTCCTCAGGGCCCCCAAGGACCACAAGGCGCGACTGGACCACAAGGACCAACTGGGCCTATAGGTGGAACATCAGGGCAAATTCTTTATAACAATGCAGGAAATACTGGAGGTTTTGGAAACTGGAATGGAACTAATGTAACAGTGGCTGGTCCTATCTTTGCTACAAAGTTTCTAGGCACAGTTACTCAAAGCGGTAGTGGTGACAGCAATGTACAGGTACAAATGCAGGCAGACTATAGCGGTTGGGTAGATTTATTTGCAGGCTCACCAGGTAGTGCCAACGGATGGGGAGTATTTTGGGCAGGAAATCAAAGTGCTGCCTATGGAACTAACGGAACAGGTGGTCCGGGTAATATTTTCAGTAACTCAACTAATCCTAATGAACTGGTATTTTTAGGCAATGGTAGAACAGATTGGGCCATGCAGTTATATGATGGTAGAGTATGGCAGCGCAGTCATTTCTATTGTGCCGGTGATGTGGTCACTAATTACTCTGATCTACGCCTAAAAGACGTGATAGGTCCTATAGAAAACGCTGTTGAAAAAATCAAGCTAATAGATGCTTTTTATTATAAACCAAATCAAAAGGCTAAAGATCTAGGTCAAGATGATAAAGTTAAAATTGGCGTTAGTGCTCAAAGTGTAAAGACAGTGTTACCTGAAGTAGTGCAGCCTAGTCCTGTAGATATTAATTACGATACTGTTCAATATGAACGTCTAGTTCCTCTATTGATAGCAGCAATTAAAGAACAACAACGGGAAATTGACGAGCTGAAAAAACAAGTAGGGAGTAAGTAATGGCTTTTAAAGATAATAACACTAGTATTTTTGATACCAACACCGTTGCCATACCCACTCTTGCTACTGCTAGCCTACCTGCAAGTCCTGTGAAAGGACAGATTGTTTATAATACAACAAATCGTAGAATGGAAATCTATGACAGTGATGCTGCGGTTTGGAAAAGTGCTGAAGATGTAAGACGCAGTCAATTTCTAACTAGGCAGACCATAACTACAGGTTATGTGATGGGTGGATACCAGAGTGGAAGTCCATGGCGTAATGTAAATCGTATGGTACATGCTACAGATGTGTGTACAAATTTAGGAGACCTGCTGTCATACGCCGGTGCCTATACCAGTGGAGTTGCTAATTTAAGTAAAGGTTTTTTGTGGTCAACTGACAATAGCTTTCCCGGAAGTAGCGCCCAAACAAGTGCGTTTAATCTTTCAACCGAAACTACAGCCGGAACTAATACAAATTGGAATTGTAAAGAAGGCGGTGAAGATCGTGGAACAATTTTTAATCAATTAGAATGGGCTTTTATTATTGGAGGAGCAAGCAAAACTTCTATAGATCAGTTTAATATGACCACAGAGGTTATGCAGCAACAGGTAAGCCCTAGTACTTTTAACTTTACTTCTAGTCTTGGATACTACGACACCACAGGCACAGCGACATTATCCGGTGAAGAACATGGTTATGCCTATGGGAGTAACGGTTCTGTAAAAGTAATTTTCGCCACAGGTGTGATGTATCAGGCTGCATCTGGTACTTTTGATTGGAGACCAACCAACAATCCTCCAGCTTCTGGGCATTTTATTAGAATGCAGACACCTGAAAAAGGAGGTGGTGATTTAACAACCTATGCTCAACAAAAAGGGATTAATAGTAAAATAGGAAGAGGATGGTTTGGTAACGAAGGCACCTATAACGGTGGCTATAATTTAAGAAGAATTAATTTTACAACAGATTTAAGTTTAGGAACCGTGTCTAAACCCATAGGAAACACCGGAGAAGAAAATTTTGATATGGGGCAGACAAAACAATATATGCTAGGTTGTTATGACGGGTCTCAGAATAATAGAACTTGGCGTTTTACCTATTCTACTGAATCTGGCAGTGAATTAGGAGCAGGATCAACAAGGACCGGAGTCCCTGGCGGTAGTTCTGGTCATTGCGTATGGAAATAATCTTATGACATTTTATGTTAATAACACATCAATTGGTGATTTAAATGGTCTGCAAGTACCTGTGCTTACCACTGCTACCAGACCATCAAGTCCAGTAGATGGGCAGGTCATCTATAATACCACACTAAATCGTTTGGAAATATATGACAGTGGTCTGTGGAAACTGGTAACAGATACAGAAACTGGACAGGGTAGGCCCTTCTTATATAGACAAATTATTACCCATGGCTATGTTATGGGTGGTTACAAAGATAGTAGCCCATGGCGCAATGTGAATAGACTAAATCATAGCACAGATGTATGTACAAACTTGGGAGATTTACTGTCCTATGCTGGCGCCTATACCAAAGGTTGCTGTAATCTTGTCAAAGGTTTCTTGTGGTCAACTGACAACAGCTGGCCAGGGGCAAGTGTGACAACCAGTGCCTTTCACTTGGCCACAGAAACTACCGCAGGTTTGAATACAAACTGGAACATGACTGTGGCTAGAGGTGATATGGCCAACATCTGGAAAGAATTTTACTATGCTTGGACTGTAGGAGGTTCTGGCGGGTCCAATGCCATGGATGTTTTCAATATGACCACAGAAGTAATGAGCGCCTCTGGGGTGAACAGCACAATTAACGATACGGGCAGCGGCGGTACAAACGGACTAGGTTCTTTTAGTGACGAATTAAAAGCATTTGCTTGGAATGACAGCACTGGTAATAAGTTTACGTTTGCCACAGGAACAGGTTCTGCTATAACAGATAACGGAACTTCTGGAGTAAGAGGAGTTCATGGTCAACAAAAAGGAATTAGTTCTAAGGTAGGCAAGGGATATGGAGGCGGTAACGGCAGTTGGAATAGCGGGTACACACTAAGAAGATGGAATTTGACTACAGAAACTTCTGCAGGAGCAGATGTAAATAAGCCTGTGGGTAACTGCGGCGAAGAGAATTTTGACATGGGACAAGATCGTCAATACATGCATGGCTGTTACGACGGGGCACAAAACAATAGAGGTTGGAAATTTACCTACGCCACAGACAGTGGTGTGGAGCTTGGAGCAGGATCTGTTAGAACTGGAGTACCGGGTGGTAGTTCGGGCGCCTGTGTCTGGAAAGGTTGATAGATATGGCTTTTTATTATAATACCACAAAGTATGCCGACTATAATGGTATTAATGTTCCTACATTTACCAGTACAACTAGACCAGCTAGCCCTGTTAATGGGCAGGTTATTTACAACAGCACTTCTGGGGTTATGGAGATTTATGTTGATGGATTGTGGAAACCTATAGATAATATTCAAACCCCTAATCCCTTTTTATATAGACAGGTTATTACCACGGGATACGTTATGGGTGGATATAAAGATTCAAGCCCATGGAAAAACGTTAATCGTATGGTACATGCTACAGATGTTATGACTAATCTTGGAGATTTACTGTCATACGCCGGTGCCTATACCAGTGGATTTTGTACAACCACAAAAGGCTTTTTGTGGTCGACTGACAATAGCTGGCCTGGGACCAGTGTGACAACTAGCGCATTTAATCTTGCCACAGAAACTACAGCAGGAACCAATGCAAATTGGAATATGACTGTGAGTAGAAACGACGTAGGTACATTTTTTAAAGAAACATCCTACGCTTGGCTGGTAGGTGGTGGCAATTCGGGTATAGATTTTTTCAATGGTACAACAGAAACAATGAGCGCTACAGGACAAACTAGCATGAGTGGGGATAGTATGCAAAGCGGTGTGGCCACAATAAGCGACGAACTAAAAGCATTTGCCTGGGGTGATGCCACTCATAAATATAGTTTCGCAAGCGGTAGTACGATGACAGTGAATACATCTGGTACAGTAAGTGGTAGTGGTAGCCAACAAAAAGGTATAAATTCAAAACATAATAGAGGTTATTGTGGGAACGAAGGCACCTATAATAATGGTTATAACCTGCGTAGATGGGACCTAACCACAGAAACTAACCTTGGAACTACTGGAAAACCTGTAGGCGACAGCGGGGAAGAGAATTTCGATATGGGACAGTTCCATCAATATATGATGGGATGCTATACCGCAGCAGGACAAAATAATAGAGGATGGAGATTTAGTTATGTTTCAGAAACCGGATATGAACTTGGATCAGGTTCAGTCAGAACAGGTGTTCCAGGAGGAAGTTCGGGACATTGTGTGTGGAAAGGTTAGAATACCAACAGAAAAGTTTAGTTATTCGGCTAATGCCCTTACCACGAACACAGCATTTTTGTCAGAAGAACAACGAGAATTAATAGCACAATCATTAAATCAAAAATGGGTTATACCAGAGTTTAAGGTTAAAAACTTTATTGGTAATGCTCAAATTACGCCATATGCCAAAATAAAACAATATCTATTAGAACTTAACACGAGAGAAAGCGCCGTAGAGGCAATGGAATATGAAGTTCAAAAAATTGCATTTGAAATTGAAATACAGCAGGAACTTAAAGCAGAAACATCAAGTCCAGCACAGAAAAAACTTCACGATTTAGAAATTGTTAAACTAGAAAGAGTTCAACGTAAAAGTATTGTTAGATTACGTGACTCCTATATAGAAAGAGATATGTACTTAAAATTAATTGAAGAATTTAATAATACTCCCGAAGCCTATACAGAAGATGGACGTAGATTAATGGATCTAATTGATATACCAGAAGAAGCGGAAAAGTTAGAAAGACATTATTGGACTCTACGTTTAGCCAAACAAACTGCTTTAGATATGATTGCTTATGGTAGAGCGGGTGTTGGTAATATGGAAGCGGTCAGTATGTTAGAAACAGATCAACAGTATGAAGTGATGCAGATAGCCTGTGATTATTTTGTAAGGAATGAAATGCGTACAAATAGTCTATTAAGTAATATAAATGAAAACATTCAAAAATTAGGAGCAGCAGCTCCGGTAACAGAGCTTTCTAGGCAGTTGTATCTACAAAATGAAGGGGATAAACATGTACCTACTATTCAAATCAGTAAGTGATCAAGAATTAGGATTGATCAAAAGAGCAGGTCAATATACAGATTATGTAGTTGGATATCTAGATGATAGTGTGAAGGATATTGCTAAATTTGAACATCTTAACGCCACGGTGTTAGATGAAGAAACGGCCATGGGCTGGAAATTTGCTAGTAATTATAGTGGCTATCTCAGTGTAAGATCAAACACAGCAGCAAATGAACAGTTAAATTTTATCATAAGTAGTGACGAACCTGAATCAGTTAAAGTTAAATATTATCTTACGGATCAGGACAAGGCTAATGGTGCAGCTTTTATGAAGGCACTGTTAAGGAAAATATTAGACGATGTATATGATAAGAGATTCGCACAAATCAACTTATCTGTTTCAAAGTTAGAAGAAGTGAGTTGGGCTCAGCAGCGTTCAGAAGCAGAAGCCTATTCTGCAGATAACACAGCACCCACACCTTTATTGTCAAGTCTAGCACAGAGTAGAGGAATAACCTTATCAGAGATGGTAACTCGTGTGCTTACTGCTATTACGAATTACAATCAAGAAGTTGCCACTCTATTAGCCAGAAAGCAGATGATTGAAACCGAAATTAAATCATGTGCAGATATTCAAGCATTAAATATTGTCATACATAATAGATTTGGTTATAACATGCCTGCTAAACAACAACAGGATCTAGGAATAACCACTTCAAGCACCTATGACTTGTAATGAAAATTTTTAGCGTACCAATAAACCCAAAATTACCGCCTTTACAATTTAATCTTTTTATAGCCTTCTTAGAAGATTACAAAGATTGGATCTATGATCTATACTTTACTAGTAGAATGCCCCCATTCGTTCAAGACGCAATGGGCGATGTATTTGTACAGGGAGAAATAGGCGCCATTGAAATGGCTGTAGAAATACAAGAAAAACTAGGCATACCTATCAGTGCTACTTTTAATAATACTCTTGTAAGACCTGATCAACGCAATCTAGATCTGTTCATACACAATTTTAGGCAACTTTATGCTGCCGGTATAAGATCTGCTACCATACCGCATACACATTGGCTGATGACCAAACAGATACAGACAGAATTTCCAGAATTGTTTATTAAAAATACTATTTTAAGGAATCCTAATACTGCCAACGAAGTAGCAAATCTAGCAAAAGCAGGATATCATTATGTAAATCTAGATAGAGATCTCATGCGAGATAGAGACCTACTGGAAAAAATGCTACGAGTAAAACAGAAGTATGGAATAAAATTAAGTTTATTGGCCAATGAAGGTTGTCTAGGCGCCTGCCCCGTAATGGACGAGCACTTCCATTTTAATAATTCTAGATTTGGCACAGCACCGCAATATTTTAATGATCCTATTAGCAGAGTAAGTTGTCCTAAATGGGATAAAGAAGATCCTAGTACACCTCTAAAAACTGCCAACTTGACACCATGGAGAGAAGACTGGATTGAACTATTACAGTATGTAGATGTAATAAAAATGCATGGCAGAGAAAGTTCTACTAAATTATTTGAAACTATCAGCATTATCCAGAACTTTGCCAATGATAAAGAAATATTATTTGATACATTTAATGAATACTTAGATGATACTAATCTAGTAGATAAACCAATACATGCGTGGCGTAAGAAGATTAAAAATTGTAAGTTTGACTGCTGGGATTGCAATTTCTGTGACAAGATATATGAAGCTAAATCACAGATTAAAACTAACCCATTAGTGTTGGCAGTGACCAAGGAACTGGTAGACAGTGTGAACCTGCCCTTAGAAATAACCACTATAGGATTGACCAGTAGTAGAGTACAGCAGTTATTAAATTCTTTATCCAATCATTGTAAGAGTTATTTAGAAGTGGGATGTGCTCTAGGAGCTACCGCAGCAGCAGTGGCTATGAATCCCAATATTCAAGTTCATTTTGTGGACAATTGGAGTGAAACGCTTCAACCCGAAACTGGACTCTTTGAAATGCCCAGTGGAGATAAGGATTTGTTTTTAGATAATATACGTCGACCTGATGCTATTATCATTGACAGCGATTTTCTACAAGCAGATAAATCACAAATTCATGCTGTTGATTTGTTTTTCTATGATGGTCCACATGACCAAGAATCTGTTAGGCAGGCTGTGTTATACTATAAAGATTGTCTGGCTAAATCCGCGATTCTAATATTTGATGACGCAAATTGGGATGGAGTAGTAACAGGAGCTAACCAAGGCATAGCAGAATCTGGACTTATTCCTATATATAGTAAAATGATGCTCAATCAAGTTGAAAGTCCCGATCAATGGTGGAATGGGTTATATATAGTTGTGGTGAATAATGGCTAAGATATTACCAGTTGTACACGCAGATATTTTTTATAAACCTAATGTTGGTTCAGAAGTTCAACGCAAAGATTTGTCAGATCAAGCATGGAACGAGTATCACAGTAATAAAGAAACCCTAGCTTGGACTAATCGTGGCTGCTGGCGCAGTTATTTTCAGTATAAAAATATATCATGGTTAATAGATGAGGTTAGAGATAGTGTTAATCAAGCAGGACATCATTATCAGAAATTAGATCCTATATATCCTAAAAAGGCAGCATCCTTTACCGGGAGCGAAATAAAGTATTGGACAAATATCAATAAACCCGGTGGTAAAAATGCTCTACATGATCACAAGTTATGGCATTATGTGGCCGTGTATTATATAGATGCTGCAGGCACTGGCGACATTGTTTGGTATAATCCTATGAACCTTACAGAAGGTTGTAATCCCTACGCTCCGTTTGTGAGTCCTATAACCTTTAGTCCAAAAAATGGTGACCTATTGATATGGCCAGCTTGGTTACCTCATGAAGTTGAACACAATTTTTCAGATCATCATAGGGTCAATATTGCTATGAACATTAGATTTCAAGCACCTATGAGCATTGAAGAACTGGAATATTAATGGATAAAATTATTTTCTTTTCGTCAGTTTTAGGACTGGCAGAAACCTTTCCCATTCGCCCTGCCAAAGAAGTTGTACCAAAATGGGCCTATGTGGCCAGACAGGATTATATTAAAAATAAAGATAAAAAGGAAATGCACATCTATAAGTGCCCCGGTATCTTTGATACATTTGGGTCTGGTTATATAATATCTGCTTGGCATGACATTGAATTAGAAACGGATGGATCAAAATTTAGGCTCACAATACCAGATAAACAACTAAATGAATTATTGGAAAAGGAAACTCTACAAGAACAAACATGGAATGCTAATATAGTCAAATTTATTCCAAAACCTCCTTGGGCCGTTAAGAGTATATTAAAAATTAATACCCCATGGCATATACTGGCACCCAAAGGTGTAAAGTTTTTAATCATACCTTTGCCTTATCCAGATGATTTCCAATTTCAGAGTTGTATAGGCATACTTGATCCGGGGGTAAGTTCTGAATTAAATGTACAGGGCTACTGGAATGATACTGGCACAGGACCCCGCGTTATTAAGGCAGGAACGCCGTTGGCTCAGGTAATTCCAATTACAGAAAAAAATTACGCCCACATTGTGAGAGATAAAACCGATTCAGATTCTAAATGGCTTCAAAAAAGGAAATTTTTAAACTTTTTTAGTTTCATATTAAATAGAAACAAAATTAAAGAATCCTATGAAAGACACAAACGTGATTGATTCATTATTTCCTACACCAATTTTTATTCACGATTTCAAAGGTGATACATTAAATAAAATTCAAGATGAAATAGATATAGCCTTACCTGAAATCGTGACATATAGAAAAAAATCAACGGATGCAGGGCAGGTAGATAGTACATTTAGGTTTAATGATGATCAATACGTCAGTGACATCATTAAATTTAAATTAGATCACATAAAAAATATATTCACCGAGGCTGTTCATGCCTATGCTTATTCAATTAAGTATAAGGGTCCATTTTTATCACTAGATGGATCCTGGTTTAATTTTTTTGAAAAGGATGGCTTTTACTATGATCATAATCATCCAGGTGTAAAGGTAGCAGGGGTGTATTATTATCTAACCAACGGAAAAGATGGTAAATTAAGATTTCAAAATCCTAACCCACATATGTTTTTTGGCAACTGGCCAGCAGATGGTATGGATGAAGAATGTATATATTATCCGCCAATTCAAGGTAGGTTGATGCTGTGGCCTGCTTGGATGATTCATAGAGTAGAATTTAATCACAGTGATCAAACACGTATAAGTATAGGCGTTACTTTTAAATAGGATGGTACCGTGGAATTATTAAAATTTACAAAAGGATTAGAATATCTTTGGCTAGTTTTCTTCATAATGCTGGTAGCTGGCATTGCCAAAGAACGCAACTTATTCATGCCAGTGTATTCATATATAAAAAGTTCATTCAAAAGCAACAGAATTGTATTATTTCTAATCAGTGCTGTAAGTGGTATATTGCCTATTGAAGGTAGGGTCACTGTCAGTGCTGGGGTACTGGATACAATTACGCATCGAGGCTGTGGTCACGATCATGGGAGACAAAAGATGGGGGTGGTAGACTATCTGTCAACTCATCATTACTATCTGTGGAGTCCACTGGAAAAGACTGTGATTATTCCTATGGCCACATTTGGTCTAACCTATACAGCATGGTTAGACATGATATGGCCACTGTTGGCTGTGACAGCGGCATTCATATTTTATTATATTTTTTATCGAGTTAAAGAAGAAGAAATTAACATTGAAACCAGCGAATTTAAAATAAGTGCTGTATTACGTAATGTACTGCCTTTTTTTCTTGCTATAGGAACATATATCTATGTAGGTGGAGAACGACATGTATTTGCTATTTTTGGATCACTTGCTCTGTATTATGTTTTTCTAACTCAAACTTGGGACTACAAAAAACTATTGGGCTATGTTAATTGGGAAGTGTTGATAACCGTGGCCCTAGTAATCGTGCTGGGTAATTATTTTAAGAGTCAAGAAGCTGTTATAAATGCCTATATCAAAGGACTAGGTGTTGATATTACAACATTTACAGGATTGCTGTTTATTTCAGCTGTAGGTTTAACAGCTAGTTTTGCCATGGGATCCAGTGGTAAATTTATAGCATTGGCTGTACTAATGAGCACTGTGTTTGGTAAAGAGTATTTCCTATGGTTTTTTGTGGTAGACTATGTAGGATATCTTTTAAGCCCCACTCATAAATGTGTTATGGTTGGTAATAGATATTTTGGGACACCATTAACCACCTACTATTCAGCGTTGGGCCTATGGAGCACTTTGCTTCTATTACTAGCAGGGTTTATAACTTTTAGTTAAAGGAAATAGTCTTCTATCTTGGTAAATATTTAAATTACTAAGGTACTAATATGGCTTTTCCTACCTCACCCACTGATAATCAACAAGCAACCGTAGCAGGAATTAGCTATACCTATAGTACAGCCACAAATAGCTGGACTAGAGTAAGTATAGAGCAGGCTATACCCTGGCAGAGAAAAACTGGTAATTACACAGCTGTCAACAATGATAGACTGATCTGTGATACCACATCGGGGTCATTTAATGTAAGTTTACCTGCTAGTCCACGAACTGGTTATTATGTGATAATTACAGATGGAGGACAGTTTGCAGTCAATAATCTAGTTGTGGTGCGTAACGGATCTACCATAGAAGGTATCAGCGATAACATATCTCTTGACATAACAGGTGCTACATTTGAATTTATTTTTGACGGATCAACTTGGCAAATTACTTCTACAGTCGGTCCACGTGGTCCCAGCGGTCCATTGCCTACACTAAGTGCCATTGGTGAGAGTATATTACCATCTGCTACATTGACCTATGATTTAGGTAGTCCTACTTACCAATGGCGCAGTCTATATGTGGGCACATCTACTATCTACATCGGTGATTATGCACTGGGTGTGAGTACTGCTGGTTTTATTACCTTACAAAATACTGTAGATCCGGCATCCGAACCAACACCAGTTGTAGGCCCTCAAGGCCCCCAAGGACCAAGTGGTCCCAGTGTAACAGGTTCAACTGGACCTCAAGGACCTCAAGGACCCAGCGGTGCTAACGGCACAATAGGAGTCAATGGATCAACTGGCCCACAAGGTCCCCAGGGCTCAACTGGACCTCAAGGACCTCAGGGAGTTAATGGACCGCAAGGACCCCAAGGTCCACAAGGTCCCCAGGGCAGTACGGGACCCCAAGGTCCACAAGGTCCCCAGGGATCGCAGGGACTAGCTGGACCACAAGGACCACAAGGTCCTTCCGGACCAGAAGGCACATTTGGTGGAGCTGCTTTTCGTTATCTCTACTCCACTACCAGTACCAGTAACCAAAACCCCGGCAGTGGTAAGATTGCGTTTAATTCACTGGCCCTCACCACTGCCACCCTGCTGTATATTAATCTCGCAGACAATGACGCAGTTGATGTAACATCATTTTTACAGACCATTGATGATTCAAGCAGTAATATCAAGGGTCATTTCAGTGTGGCAGACAAGAACAATCCCAATACCTATGTGCTGTTTTCTATCATAGGCACACACACTGAATATGCCAATTACTTCCGTGTGCCTATAAGCTATCTCAGCGGTACAACAACCTTGACCAATAATCTCAATACTGTGGTAACTTTTGCACGTACAGGAGACAAAGGTGACACTGGGCCACAGGGCCCGCAGGGAGTCGTAGGACCACAGGGGCCTCAGGGACCACAGGGGTCGCAGGGAGTAGCAGGTCCGCAGGGACCACAGGGTCCGCAGGGTGTCAGTGGACCACAGGGTCCGCAAGGAGCCACAGGACCTCAAGGACCACAGGGGCCTCAGGGACCACAGGGACCTCAAGGTGCAACAGGACCACAGGGTCCGCAAGGAGCCACAGGACCTCAAGGACCACAGGGGCCTCAAGGTGCAACAGGACCACAGGGACCTCAAGGCCCTGGTAGTCCGTTAGCTACTATCTTTACTATAACAAATATTACAGCAGTCACTAGTACAAACACAGGTGCCCTACAGGTAGCAGGTGGCGTTGGCATTGGTGGTGGTATCTTTATAGGTGGCACTATGACTGCTACATGGATCGTAGAAACTAGTAGTCTAGATCTTAAAGAAAATATCATGCCCATAACCGATGTAATGAACATTGTGAGTAATCTGCAAGCATACACCTATGATCGTAAAGATGGTTCTAGAAAAAATGAACCGGGCTTAATCGCAGAAGAAGTAGATAAGGTATTACCAAATATTGTAAATTACGATCAATATGGTAAACCTATGGGAATTAGCTATACTAAATTAAGTGTATATCTACTAGAGGCAGTGAAATTGCTCAAAGAGGAAATAGCCGAGCTTAAAAACTCAAGAGGGGCTTAAATGGCCCAACTTAAAAATACAAATATTAATGACACAGGGTTTTTAAGATTACCTGTGGGTACTACTGCTCAAAGACCTTCTAGCCCAGTGGACGGTGATACTAGAATCAATAGTACTACTAACGCATTTGAAGTATATTATAGTGGTAGTTGGGCTACCATAGCAACAGTAGGTTGGGTAGCACAAAATCAATTGAATACTACCGCAATGGCACATAGTATTGTCAATGTGGGTGGTACAGGATTACAGGGTGCAGGTAGTACTACAATTAGCACATATGGCAATGCTGCACCTAGTGTCACACCAGGTTCTGTTTCATACACATCAACATATTTTAGTACGCATGGTGGTCATAGTGGATCAAATAGTTATCCAATGTACTGGGCAGTATATCTAGGTACTATCAAAGCCGCAAACCAATTAGTTGTTTATGTACACCCCAATAGTTGGGGATACTTTGTATTAGAAGGCTCTAATGATTGTGGTAATTCCGGGTCATTTGCTACAGCAGGAACTTGGACTGCATTAACATTTACTGGTAGCAATAATGGATCAAATAATCAGAACATGGGCGGAAATAGCAGTGGAAGAAGTGATGGAAGTAGTATAACCTTTAGTTATAGTAATAATACAGGTTATCTTGCTTACAGAATTAGAATGTTAGATAGTAGTCAGCCTACTCAAGCACAAGGTACATATTATGGTGGTAGTGCGGGATATAGTTGGCAGTTGAATAGGGTATAACATGGCAACACTTAAAAATACCACAGTTAATGATACCGGTTATATACAACTCCCAACTGGTACCACAGCACAAAGACCTGCTACGCCTACAGACGGAATGATTAGATTTAACACTACAACCGGTGAACCCGAGTGGTATAGTGCTACTAATATTACTTGGGTAAAATTTTCCCAAAGTTTATCCTATTCAATAGAATATCTCATTGTTGCAGGTGGTGGAGGTGGTGGAGGTTCAGATTGCGGTGGAGGTGGTGGTGCTGGTGGATTATTATCTTCTACTGCTACAGTTACTCTAAATTCAGTATATACTGTGACAGTCGGAGCAGGAGGAGGAACTAATAATTCTAATTTTGGTTCAAATGGTACAAATTCGGCTATCGTAGGACTAGCCACTGCCACTGGTGGAGGTGGCGGCGGAAAAGGTAATGTTAACAACTCTACCACTGGTGCTGGACAGGACGGTGGTTCAGGAGGGGGCGGTGGCTGGGGCGCAAGGCCCGGGGGAAATGGTACAGCAGGACAAGGAAATAATGGTGGAGCGGGTAACGGTTCACAAAGTGGATCTACAACTGGTGGTGGCGGTGGAGGAGCATCAGCAGCCGGTACTAGTAACAGTGATCCAGGTAACGGTGGAGCGGGAACTAACGCATACTCAACATGGGCTTCAGCAACAGGCACTGGAGCATCGGGGTACTATGCAGGCGGAGGTGGTGCAGGTACAGATGTTTCTACTTCTAGTGGTGGAGCCGGCGGTGGGGGAGGAGGCGGCAGAGGAAGTCCTGCTACATCTGCAACGGCAGGTACTACAAACACGGGCGGTGGAGGTGGAGGTGGTAGAGGATACTCTGGGCCAGGAGGAGCATCAGGCGGAAGTGGTATAGCAATTATAAGGTATTTAGGAAGTCAAAGAGGAACAGGGGGAACTATTGTTCAGAATGGCGGATATACATATCATACCTTTACGGGTTCAGGTACATTTACAGCATAAACATGGCCACACTAAAAAATACCACAGTTAATGATATAAATTTTTTACAACTAGCCAGAGGTACTACAGCAGAGCGTCCTGCTAGTCCGGTAGCGGGAATGGTTAGATTTAATACCTCATTAGGATATGCTGAAGTATATAATGGTAGTAGTTGGGTAAAATTTGGTTTAAATTGATGGCAACACTTAAAAATACCACAGTTAATGATATCGGTTATATACAACTCCCAACTGGTACTACGGCACAACGACCTGCTAGCCCAACATCAGGTATGGTTCGTTGGAATACTTCATTAACACAAGCAGAAATTTATAATGGGACAAGTTGGGTATCATTAACAAGTAATGCTCCTACTGCGGTAGATTATTTGATTATAGCAGGCGGTGGCGGTGGCGGCGGCTATATCGGTGGTGGCGGAGGTGCCGGCGGCTATGTAACAGGAACAAGTACAGGATTCACTGCTGGTACATATGTGGTGGTAGTGGGATCAGGTGGTACAGGTGGTACAGGTAACGGATACTCAACAACTAAAGGAAGTGATTCATCATTTAATAGTATAATAGGATACGGCGGGGGTAATGGGCAAGGCGGTGAAGGAAGTGCGGCTCCCGCAAACGGCGGCAGTGGCGGTGGACAAGGTAGAACAGTGGGCGGTAGAGGCGGCAGTGCAGGTGTCGCAACTCCTGCAGGACAAGGATATAATGGTGGCCTGTGTGGTTGTGGCGGAGATGGCCCAGGTAATGCAGCAGGTGCGGGAGGTGGTGGCGCGGGTGGTGTAGGAGAAACTAACCCATGCGGTAGAGGTGGTAACGGAGGACCAGGTCTAACTTCAACAATCGATGGTACAAGCACTACAAGAGCAGGTGGCGGTGGTGGCGGGGGATATTCTACAACTGCAGGTACAGGTGGTTCTGGAGGAGGTGGAGCAGGTGCATCAGGAACAGGACCAGTAGCTGGCTCTGGATCTACTAATACAGGAAGCGGCGGCGGAGCAGGTGGATACCCTACAAATCAAAATGGCGGAAATGGTGGAAGCGGCGTAGTTATTTTACGCTATTCTACTACTTATATCACTGCAACATCGACAACAGGATCACCTACTTATGTAACATCAGGTGGATATCACATATATACTTTTACAGGTTCAGGCTCAATAACTTGGTAACATAGTATGTCTCAACTAAAACACACAGCATTCATAGCAACAGTTCTCTAAATAAGTTATTTTGACGCTAAATATTAGGATAATAATGGACAGTAAATGCCTACTTCAGTTCGTAATCTAATATCGTCATATCTTCCGTCTGGACCACAGGGCAACCAAGGTAACACAGGACCACAAGGACCACAAGGACCCCAAGGACCACAGGGCAACCAAGGTAACACAGGACCACAGGGAAATCAGGGCAATCAAGGACCACAAGGACCTAGCGGACCACAAGGTCCATCAGGACCAAGTGGGCCACAAGGTAACCAAGGACCACAAGGCCCAAGTGGACCAAGTGGGCCACAGGGCAATCAAGGCAATCAAGGACCGCAGGGACCGCAGGGACCAAGTGGACCAAGCGGCCCATCAGGACCACAGGGAAATCAGGGCAATCAAGGACCACAAGGACCTAGCGGACCACAAGGTCCATCAGGACCAAGTGGGCCACAAGGTAACCAAGGACCACAAGGCCCAAGTGGACCCCAAGGGCCACAGGGCAATCAAGGCAATCAAGGACCACAAGGACCTAGCGGACCACAAGGACCACAGGGCAACCAAGGTAACACAGGACCACAAGGACCACAGGGCAACCAAGGTCCACAAGGACCCCAAGGACCACAGGGCAACCAAGGTAACACAGGACCACAAGGACCACAGGGAAATCAGGGCAATCAAGGACCACAAGGCAACCAAGGTCCACAAGGACCCCAAGGACCACAAGGACCTAGCGGACCACAAGGCAACCAAGGTCCACAAGGACCCCAAGGTAACACAGGACCACAAGGCAACCAAGGACCACAAGGACCTAGCGGACCACAAGGCAACCAAGGTCCACAAGGACCCCAAGGTCCACAAGGACCACAGGGCAACCAAGGTAACACAGGACCACAAGGACCACAGGGAAATCAGGGCAACCAAGGTCCACAAGGTCCACAAGGACCACAGGGCAACCAAGGTAACACAGGACCACAGGGCAACCAAGGTCCACAAGGACCAAGTGGTCCGTCAGGACCTGCTGCTGGTGGTGGTTTTTCTCAAGCTCAAGTATTTACTTCTTCTGGCACTTTTACTGTCCCATCTTCCGGTAAATTCAAAGTAACAATTATTGGGGGAGGTGGTGGAGGTCCAAGGGGCAGTTCCAGCAGTTATTTTTGTGGACAGGGGGGTGGTAGTGCAGGGACCGTTATTAAGTGGTATACAGGCGCTACTTCAGGCGCGACCGCTACAGTTACTATAGGTTCTGGTGGTGCAGGAGCGACTACAGACAATACTGCTGGTTCAAACGGAGGTAATTCTACATTTGCACTTTCGGGGTTTACTACGCTGACTGCTGGTGGTGGAAATGGTGGCTATCCTTCAATTCCTCCTGTTAAAAATAATGGGTCAGCGTCAGGTGGGGATATAAATATTAATGGGCAAAACGGTATGGGGCCAGCAATACGATCTGATGGCGGAGGAAATGCTCTTGCTGCTACATTAGGCGGCAGCACTCCTTTAGGTCTTGGTGCAGCATGGAACTACAACGCAAGCGTTGAAGTTAGTACAAATTATCCTGCTTCAGGATACGGCGCTGGTGGTGGTTCTGGATCTGGTATATTTGGGACTAATGGTGGGGCAGGAACCGGCGGCATTTGTATTGTGGAGTACTAAAATGGCTAAATATGCAATTATTGAAAACGGTAAAGTCATAAACACCGTCCTTGCTGATCCAGAATATGCTGATACTCAAGGCTGGAGTGCTTGTCCTGATGAAGCAGGTATTGATTGGGAATATATAAATGGGCAGTTTGTAGATAATCGCCCAAAACTCCCAGAACCTCCCGCACCACCTCCACCTAATAAAGAAGAATTACTTCAACAACTTTTAACCTTACAAGCACAAATCCAAAATCTGGAGTAGATCATGCTTGTTCTGACCCGTAGTTGCCGCGATATCGCAAGGGGTGAACATGTTTGATCTACTCTCAGGTGGTCTTTTAGGCTCCATATTCGGAGGGCTATTCAGGCTTACACCGGAAGTGATGAAATTCCTAGATAAAGGGAATGAACGCGCTCACGTGTTGAATATGTTACGCTTACAAACGGATCTGGAAAAACTCAGAGGGTGGCGGAGGGGGCGGAGGCTACGGAAGTCCTGGGGTATTTTTAGCCGGTGGTGCAGGTGGTTCTGGCATAGTCGTCCTAGGTATACCAAATTTGTACACAGCCACATTCTCAGCCGGACTAACTACTTCATTATCAACCAGTCAAACGGGTTATAAAACCTATTCTATTACAGCAGGAACTGGCACAGTTACTTTTAGTTAAAGATTAACCGCTAAATATAGTTATTATCGGAGATTATTATGGCAGCACCTAATTTAATGAGTGTAAGCACAATATATGGAAAAACTACAGCAACTAATCTTACATCAACTGCTTCTACCGCAATTTTGAGTAATGCTGCTGCATCGAGTAAGGCATTTAAGGTTAACACACTTAATGTGGCAAATACCACAACCACTGCGGCCAATGTATCAGTAAGTTGGTATACGGCTGCTGCTATTGGAGGTACAGCATTTCCCTTAGCTGGTACAATCAGTGTTCCAGGTAATTCTACACTCAATGTAATTGACAAAGGCAGTTTGTTATATCTAGAAGAAAATCAAAGCCTAGGAGCTACCGCAGGCACAGCCAACGCACTGATTGTTACCTGTAGTTATGAGGACATTAGTTAATGGTCAAACGCTTTTTGGGCGGCATACAGTCTGCTACACAAGGTTCTGCTACGGCTTCTGTTGCTTCGGGTATTTGGGGACTAACAGATCAGATCAGGTATCAAAGTTCTTCAAGTTGGCCTAATGTAAACGCACGAACAGTTATAGTAACATTTACTGCGTCTGGCACGTGGACCTGCCCTACAGGTGTTACCAGTGTTGACTACCTTGTGGTTGGTGGGGGTGGGGGCGGTGGTAGTGGCGATGGGGGCGGTGGCGGCGCAGGTGGTTTTAGAACGGGAACCGCTTTATCCGTTACGGCTGGCACTGATTACACTGTTACTGTTGGTGGTGCTGGGTCATCTCCAGCAAATAATCAAAAAGGAGGCAGCGGTGGTAATTCAGTATTTAGCACCATCACATCTGCTGGAGGAGGAGGAGGTGGTGGTAGTATTGTTGGAGGCGCTGGATTAGGCGCTGGAATAGCCGGTGGTTCTGGTGGCGGGTCTGGGTATCAAGGCGTTTCTCCTGGTTCCGCAGGCGCTTCTGGCAATACTCCTGCATCATCATCCCCTCCTGATACTAATGCGGTACAAGGTTACGCTGGTGGCTCAAATAGCACTGATACCATTACTTATGGAACAGCCGGTGGCGGTGGCGGCGCTGGTGGTATTGGTGGAAATGCGTCCGCTGCGGGTGGCGGCGCTGGTGGCGTTGGTAGTGTAGGCCCATCATTTGCTCTGTCTTATGGGGCGGCCGGCCCTGGTGGCACACCGGCTACAGGCTGGTTTGCTGGGGGCGGAGGTGGAGGCGGTGATTCCAGAGGATCAAGACCAGCAGGTGCAGGAGGTGCTGGAGGCGGAGGTGCTGGAGCTTTTGGAACAACCGCAACAGCAGGCGGCACAAACACCGGAGGCGGCGGCGGGGGAAGCGGGTATCTGAATGGAACAGGCGCAGCGGGTGGCTCCGGTATCGTCATCCTAAAGTACATCGTACCTAGCCAAAGTGTTTTAATCTTTAAGAGTACAGCAAAATGGATTTGTCCAACAGGTGTTTCTAGCGTTGATTATCTAGTAGTAGGTGGCGGAGGGGGTGGTGCCAGCGCCGTAAGTAGTAATAATAGAGGCGGAGGCGGAGGTGGTGCTGGAGGTTATAGAACAGGAACGTCTTTGGCAGTTTCTGCTGGTACAGAATATACTATTACAGTCGGTGCGGCTGGCACTGGTGGAACATCTCTAGGCTCAGATGGTACATCAGGAACATCGAGCACCTTTTCCACCATTACATCGGCTGGCGGCGGCGCCGGAGGGACGGAAGGACGGGCAGGATCTGCCGGAGGTTCTGGCGGAGGTGGTGGTGGCGGTGGTGCAGGAGGTGCAGGAAATACCCCATCTACTTCACCCAGTCAAGGCAACGCAGGGGGGTCCTCAAGTTCGAGTAGTCAAACCACAGGTGGCGGTGGCGGTGGTTCAGGAGGAGTGGGAACTAGTTTTCTATCACCGGGATCCGCATTATGTGCCGGCGGCCCTGGAACAGAAAATATAATTTCTGGAAGCAGTGTTACATATGCAGCAGGTGGACCCGGCGGTTATGGTCCAAGTCCCCCTTACGCCGCCCCAGCAGCGAATTTAGGTAACGGTGGAGGCGGTGGCGGAAATCCTTTAGGTACTGCTGGATCTTCAGGTATCGTTATAATCAAAATCAATCAATAGATACTTCATGCTGTTTAAATAACAGCATGGAATATACTAATCAACCTAAAATTTATCGCATGGTGGGCATAGACACTGCCATGCATCTACTACGTCCAGGTGCCAGCTGGGAAATATCTAATACCACATTTACTAGATGGGATGATCCCCGCCCCTGTCCTAGTTGGGAAGAAGTTGCAGAAACTGTGGAAAAGATTAGACAGTTTGAAGATAGTATACAGACTATTTGGCTACCCGAACAGATAGCGGAAATTGAACGTAATAATCCCGGAATAAGAGAACAATGGGAACATGATGCAGCTACATAACCTTTTTCCAACACCCATTGGTTTTTTTGATCTTGATAGAGACTTTACTGAACTAGAGAAAAAATTTATAGATAAGCAAGAAACCAGAACCAATATGGGCAACACTACCAGTATAGATAACTATGTTCTTAAGAATAAAAACCTATCTGGATTAAGACAATTCTTTGATGATTCTTTACAGGCGTATCTACGAGCCACCCATAATCCAAAACAGGACATTAAACTACGCATCACACAGAGTTGGATAAACTATACCGCACCCGGCCAATTTCACCATAAACATGCTCATCCCAACAGTTTTATCAGCGGTGTTTTTTATATACAGACAGATCCCACTAAAGATCGTATATTTTTCTATAAAGATGCATATCAACAACTTAAATTTGAAATAGCAGAATGGAATCAGTATAATTCGGAAAGTTGGTGGTTTGAAGCACCGCCCAAAAGATTAATACTGTTTCCTAGTTCATTGACACACATGGTAGAAACTACACTAAAAGACATTGAAACTAGAATCAGTTTAAGTTTTAACACATTCCCCCAAGGCCTATTGGGCATAAATCAGGACCTTACCGAGCTAGTCCTATAATAAATATTTTAATTAAGGAGTATGCTAATGGCACATTTTGCTGAATTAGATAATAATAGTAGAGTTTTAAGAGTAATTGTTGTAGATAATAAAGATACCGCAGATGCCTCTGGACAAGAGGATGAATCTATTGGTATAGCATTTTGTCGTAAATTGTTGGGCGGAACATGGCGTCAGACCAGTTATAATGCCAACTTCCGAAAAAACTATGCTGGTATAGGGTATACCTTTGATGAAGGCAGAAATGCTTTTATACCACCTAAACCTTTTGAGAGTTGGGTACTAGATGAGACCACTTGCCAATGGCAGGCGCCTACTCCTATGCCCTCAGATGGTAAAACATATAGTTGGGATGAAGATACAGTAAGTTGGGTAGTCGTACCTAATACGTAGTAATGGTAAATTGCTAGGTAAGGCAAATACGCCAACTGCCACTACAGCAACAGGAGTTTGGAGCCTATATGATCAGTTTTTAGGATCTCTGTCTTTTACCTGACCAGGGATAGGAAGAACTGTAATAGTAACTTTTAACGCTTCAGGAACTTACCTGCCCTACCGGTGTTTCTAGTGTAGAATATCTAGTAGTTGCGGGTGGAGGCGGAACATATCCAGATAATATAGTAGGATATGCAGGCAACGGTGGTAGTGGCGGCTCAGGTATAGTTATCATAAAGTTAAACCAATAGCAAATCAAACTCATATTTCCGATAAATATTAGAATACGATTATGCTGAACAATGACCACACAAATACAATCCTCTAACATTGCTTCAGGTGCTGTTACAGTTGAAAAAATATCAATCGTTGGTATTTCTTCAGCAGGTGTAACCACAGCCACTAACCTAGCAGATGGAGGTGCAAATACTATCCCCTATCAAACGGCCGTTGGTCAAACTGGATTTATCACAGCACCTACCACAGCATCAACTTACCTCAGATGGACAGGTAGTGCCTTTACCTGGGCCAGTTCTACGGGACCCCAGGGACCACAGGGACCCAGTGGTGCTAATGGCACTATTGGAGTAAACGGATCTACTGGACCACAGGGACCACAGGGCGTAACTGGACCGCAGGGACCACAGGGCGTAACTGGACCGCAGGGACCTACTGGTAATACAGGACCACAGGGACCACAGGGCGTAACTGGACCACAGGGACCTCAAGGAGTTACTGGAAATACAGGACCACAGGGACCTCAAGGAGTTACTGGAAATACAGGACCACAGGGACCTCAAGGAGTTACTGGTCCACAGGGACCTCAAGGGCCTGGAAGTCCATTGAGCACCGTATTCACTATAACAAACACCACTGTAGCCAGTTCAACTATCTCAGGCGCACTTCAAGTTGCAGGTGGTGTAGGAATTGGTGGCAAATTGTATGTAGGCGGCGATGTTGTGTTTTCAAGCACAGGTACATTATCATTACCGTCTGGTACAAGTGCCCAAAGACCAGGAACACCCTCTCTAGGTATGACAAGGTATAACTCAGATCTTGGAGCAGCAGAATTCTATACCAGTGGCGGTTGGGTACAATTTGGGGGTCTAGCAGTTACAGGAGTAAGCCCTACTAGTTTTAACGGAACTAGCGGAACTTCATTTACAGTTAATGGGAACGGATTTGTAGCAGGTGCTCAGGTAAGGTTCGTTACTAATTCGGGAACAGAGTATGCAGCAGCCAGCGTGTCAATTGTAAATTTTAACACTATTATTACTACAACTCCTAGAAATTTTTCAGTTGATGACGAACCATTAGATCTCAAAGTAATAGGCAATGGTGGACAATCTGTAACCTTGTTAGATGCCATAGATTGCGGAGGGAGTCCCAATTGGGTCACAACAGCAGGTAATATTGGATCTGTCGTAGAAGATGTGGCTATGTCTACTATATCAGTATCTGCCATAGATCCAGAAAGTCAAACAGTTACCTATTCATTAACATCAGGAAGTTCACTACCTACCGGACTGTCTTTAAGCAGTGCAGGGGCTATTACAGGTACACCTAATGTCAACGATAGTTATAACATATCAGGAGTGACGCATAATTTTAGCATAGATGCATCAGATCCTATAGGAAACAAAACCGCTCGCGCTTTTAATATTATTAGATATTGGCAAGATGGCGGCGCTGCATCTAGAGCAGCAAATAGTGCTGCTGCTATACTAACGCTTACAGGAACTGCCATGCCAGATGGTATATATTACCTTAACCTAGGAAATAGTCAAGGCGTACAGCCCGTATATTGTATCATGAACTCGGCAGTAGACGGAGGCGGATACATGGTATTATGGGGTACACCCTCTGGTGGTACTAGTCAAACATATAGATTTAGCGCAGATAGACAAGATACAAGTGTGGTGCCTATTACAGGAAATTATAGTTTAAATTATGCTAGACGCAGTGGAGTAAGAGCAATTTGCAGTTCAACTAGATCATTGGTATATAAGAACGCTTCAGGATGGATGAGAATTAATGGATATGTTTGGGATACATCTACTACACCTGTGGGTAATTTTAATTACGAAACTACATTTAGTGTTGTTACTGCTGATAACACTACAGATAGCAGTGTAAGAGTTGGATTGATAAACTATAATAATAGTGGAGGCGGTGATTTTGGTATTGGCGTAGACAGTTTGGATCATCACTCTGGTAATTATTATCATTTAAATAGTAGTTGTGTCAGCCATTATTTGTATCAGTATGGTTCAGGTTATAAAGCAACAAATTCATTATCCGGATTCAATTCAACAACAAGTAGCTGTGACTCATCTGATACTAATGCGTTCGGATTTTTAGTGGCCATGAAATGACCCCGGAACAGCGTTTAGAAATTTGTAAATCTTGTGACCAATATGGGGTGAGTCCTTTAAAGATGTATAAGGATAATTGTCAACAATGCTTCTGTTACATGCCTATTAAGGTTAAAATTCCAGAATCTACCTGTCCTCTAGGAAAATGGTAATTAATTTATCTCGCCTTTTAAAAATTTTCCTAACTAAATAGCACTATGAGAGCAACAGAAATAATCCGCGGAGTGCTGGATCTAATTGACCAAATAGAGTGCGGCACAGAACAGACACCCGTGATTCAGCCCGAGCCTGTTCAAGAACCAGATCCGGTACGAACCGGCGTTGATCAAAATAGATTCAAACAGATTTTTGATATACTAAGTGCTAAAAGCACACAGATCTATAACAACAGCCCCGATCCTGTGGTCACTGGCCTAGATTCTGTAACTATACACGCAGGTGGTGGAGAAAACGGTCCCAAGAACCCTGCAGATATTAGAGCCGATAGTGTGCCAATGTATCCCAACTATCTGGCCAAGAATTAAGGAACAATAATGAGTCAATACTATACAATACAGACCCTAGATGGTGTAGATACAATTAGGTTTCAAACCATCAGCACCAACGGATCCAGTGTTCAGAGCACAACCTGTACCAGTAGACGTGTCTTAATTACCACAGGTGGTCAAACTACTTTTATTGAGTTTGGAACTAATCCAACAGCCAGTGTGGCAGATTTTGTAGTACCAGCTAACAGCCAAATGATTTTTAATTTCAAACCAGGCAATAAGGTCGCTGTTTATACAGCATCACAAAGTTATACGTCAATTTTAGATCTTGACTGATCATGCCCGTTGATCGCTATCTCAATACCGGATCAAACTACGTTCATCCTAATGAAAGTAATCTTCTAAACGTCCATAAGGCCTTAGAGTATGACGGACTGGGACGCCCCAGTCTACGAACCATACTCAATACCACCACAGTTCAGATAACCGGTCCTGTTAATATACTGTCAACAGTAACAGTATCATCTACTCCAGCAGATCCCATACATAACCACATAGTTGAAGTAGGCACAAGTGGTCTACTTACTGTGCCTTATATGCCCATAGGCGGAACTGTGACAGCCACACAGGGCACAACACCTTGGGTTATTACTGGAACTGTTGCGGTCAGCAACTTTACTTCTACAGTATTTGTAAGCAATACCGTTACGATCAGCAATACCAGTTTTGCTGTCACAAACTTTCCTACAACCAGCACAGTATATCAAGGAACCAATCCTTGGGTTGTAACTGGCACCGTCGCTACTACCATCGCCGATGTAATCACAGTCATAGTTGACGAAGATGCTGGCGCAAACTACTCTTTTAACAATCACGCTACCAATGCTAATCGCGGCTGGACTATGGACAACACTATGCGTCCTGTTATTAGCATTCGTGTTACAGATACAGGAACAACAGTAGCAGATCTTGTAAAAATTACAGAATACGAAATTGGCAATAACAATGCTAATCAAAGCACTATCATCTATGAATGGTATGAAGGTCCTTTAACTATTTCAGGTGCGGCCATACCTGCCTGGACCAACGCGGGCACCAAGACACAATACAGGGTTTATCAGGATCAATATTCCAGCAATCAAGGCAATACATTCACAGTTCCCGCAGGAACACACATGCGACACAGTGGTATTATCATTGGTAAAAACGCAGCCGATGATGAAGGCCCAGCAACACTAAAAGGCGGTGCTACACCAAATATGCTAACATTGTGTATGAAGCGTGTAGACAATGCTACTAAACTAGATGTATGGTTTGCCTTTACTATCAAGGAACTTGCCTAATGTATAGCAAGTTGATCAACCCAGCAACGCTAAAAAGAATTTTATCGCACAAAACTAAGACAGCACTGACAGTGAAATCTATGTGGTCTGCGGCAAGGCCATCGGCGGAACTGCTAAACTTTGGGTTGATTTCCAGTGGCGAGAGATATATTAAAAAGGATTAACATGAAAAAATTACTATTAGCAGTATTGATGGCAGTCTGTATGCCTGCCCTAGCACAAAAACAGCCTCAGGGCGTGACCTATGACGCACAAATTGTGCGTGTGAATGATGGGGATACCGTGGTCATAGCAGCCCCCTTTCTACCAGCACCCCTCAAGCCCGAACTGGCAGTGCGAATCTATGGTGTAGACACACCAGAAAAAGGATTTCGTGCCAAGTGCCCCGCAGAAGATCGGCGTGGTCTAGCAGCCACAGAATTTACTAAGAAAGCAGTGGCCGGTACGCAAAAGCATCAGGTCATTCTCTATGGATGGGACAAGTATGGTGGTCGTGTATTAGGTGATATGATCCTAAACGGTCAAAGCCTACGTGCTGAACTTATCAAGAATGGATTCGCTCGTGAATATTACGGTGAAGCAAAGACTTCTTGGTGCGATTAACAATCCTTGGTTTTTTCACAGTTATCACGCCCTGTGGCTGATCTTGGG